AGACTAATGGCTCACGGTTTATCGGCTTATCTTTGCAACAGTTGGCTTGACTCGGTTGGCAACAACACTTCGTTTGCTGTTGCTGTTGCCTATGTGAAACTTCACACGCAAGATCCTGGTCCGCTTGGCACTGCGTTCCCTGCGACTGAAACTACTCGCAAAGCAATTTCTTTCGGTGTTGCTTCTGCCGGTGTAATTACTTCTGACGCTGACATTTCTTGGACGAACATCGCAGGTTCGCAAGACGCAACACATTTCACCGTTTGGGATAATTTGACGACAGGTAATTTCTTGTTCTCTGGCACTGTCGTTGCTGGTGCATATACCGCAGGTGATACTTACACAATTACTGCCGGCAATCTAAGTGCTTCGTTAACAGTCGCAAGTTAGTTCCGCTATGGCGGTCATCAGATTCAAGTTAGACCTTTCGCAGTTAGATGACACTGCCTACGGTTTAGACGGTCCTTCTGCCCGTTCGTTCATTCTTGACAGTTCACAACTTGACGGTGAAGATGTTCTAAACGGTTCACCGTTCCTCACCACTGCAACAGCATCTTCGAGTCTTGGTGGTTTAGATGCGTCTGTGACAGCAACTGTCACACAGTTTGCAGTGTTGTCTGCACCGCTTGGTGGTTTGGACGCGTCTGTGTCTGCGACTGTCACACAGTTTGCGGTCTTGTCTGCTCCGCTTGGTGGTTTAGATGCGAATGCTTCTGCAACTGTCGTCCAGTTTGCAGTCCTGTCTGCACCGCTTGGTGGTTTAGATGCCACAGCCATTGCTCAGGCTGAAGGGTTCCCAGTATTCACTGCAACGCTGGGCGGGCTTGTCGCAACCGCAACCGCAGGCGACATACCACCACCACCTGAGCCGACACCGTCTGGCGGTCGCAGAGTTTATTCAACATCGCCACGAAAGAAGATTGAACCACTACCGCAATTTGAGATACCTGTCATCCAACCGAAGCGACGCTACGCGGTCGCCTCGGCGACGCTCGGCGGTGCAACTTGCACTGCGACCAGCTTGATCACATTCAGCATCTTGGACGATGACGCTGAGATATTATTGTTGGTCTAATGCCTTACTTCATCACAAACGAATCACCAGACTGTTCTGGTTGGGCAACGATCAAAGAAGACGGCGAAGTTATCGGCTGTCACGAAACAAAACAAGACGCAATCGATCACATGGTTGCTGTGTCATTGGCTGAAGACATGGAACCAGGTGGCGAACGTAACTCAGATGCTGATGAGGTCATCATTGTTGACATTGACGGAACGCTGATTGCTGGTGGTCGTGGTATTCAAAAAAATGTTGACTATGTGAATGAACTTTATAAAGAGTTCTACATCTACATTGTGACTGGTCGAAGCGAAGATGAAGAAGATATGACTATCTCAGAGTTGACTGATGCCGGTGTTCAATACGATGACATTGAGTTCAACGAAGATATGTCTCTTCCGACTGCCACATACAAGAAACAGAAGGCTCAAGACATTCTTGAAGAGAATCCAATCAAGTTGGCGATTGACAATGATGCTGCCGCTCGACGCGCATATTCCGATCTAGGTATTGCGACTATGGATCCGAAAACAATTACAACAGACGAGATGCCATCCATCCGACAAGTATCTCTTGAGATACCTGTCTACATTCGCACCGCCGCTCGTAAAGGATTGGACTACTACGGTCAAGGACTCGCGGGTGAAGGGCTGGTTGATCGAACCGTTCGTGAAGCACGAGATCTGGCAAGAGGCGATATCACGGAAGACAAAGTCATCCGATCAAACGCATGGGCGCAACGACACGCAGTAGATCTAGACGCACCAAAGAACTCGGACTCAACAAACGATCAGTTCCCTGGTGCTGGTGCTGTAGCACATTATTTGTGGGGCATCAATCCGTTGAACCCTCAGCCGGCACGAGACTGGTACGAGCGTAAAGCGAACGCGATCAAAGCCGAACGAGGATTGTTCAACTTCCATCGCACCAAGTCTGAATACTTTGCTAACATTCCAGGCATGGAAGACAACAAGGTCGAGACACGCCGTATCCAAGTCAACGAGTTTGAACTGCGAGCAGGTCCGACAGGTGACGGAATGTCATTCACAGGTTATGCAGCGGTCTTCAACTCTGATTCTGAACCGTTGCCATTCATTGAACGAATCGCGCAAGGTGCATTCAAGAAATCTTTGAAGAGTCGTCAGCCGATCAAGATGTACATGAACCACGATTCATCGATGCTTCTCGCTTCGACAAGGTCAAGGACTTTACGTCTTGAAGAAGATTCCAAAGGATTGTTGGTAAACGCCGATCTACCAGACACAACTGTCGGTCGTGATCTGAGTGTTCTGATGCAACGCGGCGATGTTGACTCGATGTCGTTCGGCTTCTCGGTTCCTGCCGGTGGAGATTCATGGTCAGATGACGGGATGACACGCGAACTTCGCCAGGTGCGTTTGCATGAAGTGTCGGTCGTGACTGGGTTCCCTGCCTACAAGGCAACTTCGGCAAGTGTTCGTTCTCTTGACCTACTTGCCAAACGCACAGGTGTTGACGCAGACAAGCTCGCTGAGGCGATCACGATGCTCGAATCTGGCAATACTTTGTCTGATGAATCGGCTGAACTGTTGTCGAGTGCGGTCAGCAAACTTCGTGCTGAACCAGCGCAAGTTCCTGCGTCGGTGAGTATTCTTGCCAAACATCTTGAACTGTTGAAATCGTTCTAACTTCTCGTCTATAGTTCTTCTTGTCGGTAAGCGTTCCGCTACGACTAGAGATTGGTAAGCGTTCCGCTACGATCGGAAGACAACTAGATTCGCATATCCAATCACAACTACACACGAGGAAACCATGAAACAATTTATTGAACAACAAATGGCACAACGCGCAACAGCGTGGGAAGCCGCAAAGAAGATTCTTGATGTTGCAACCGCCGAGAAGCGTGACTTGACAGCAGAAGAGACACAGACATACGAGAAGATCAGCAAAGAACTTGAGGATCGTCAAGTGACAATCGAGAAGTATCGCGCCGATGAGGCTCGTGAACTTCGTTTGGATGCAGCAACACGCGAGATGGCAGATCAGGTTCGTCCTGTCGCTGACGCTCCACGCGGTGTTCGTTCAGATGTAGATGTCATCCGCTCGATGGCAAAAGGCGAAGTTCGTTCGCACTCGTTTGAAAAGCGTGACATGGTAAAAACATCAACTGGTTCACCAGTTCCAACTTCGTTCTACGATCAAGTTATCTTGCTCGCTCGTCACGTTGGTCCAATGCTTACAACTTCAACAGTGTTGAACACAGCATCAGGTGAGAACCTTCAGATTCCATCGCTTGCCCAGTATTCAACTGCTGCAATCGTCGGCGAAGGCACAGCAATCAGCGAGTCCGATCCAATCTTCAACTCATTCATCACTTTGGGCGCGTACAAGTATTCGTTCCTCGTACAACTCTCACAAGAGTTGATCGAAGACAGCGGTGTTGACATCTTGTCATTCTTGGCAACTCAGGTCGGCAACGAACTTGGCTTCCGAGTTAACGATGCGTTGACAACTGGTTCAGGCACAAATGCACCAAAAGGTATCGTCGCAGCAGCAGGTTCTGGTATCACCGGTGCAACAGCAACAACTGGTCAGTTCACAGCAGACAACTTGATCAGCCTCGTCTACTCAGTAGACACAGCTGGTCGTCGTTTGGCTGGTTCAGGCTTCCAGATGAACTCGTCTTCAATCGCGAAGATGCGCTCATTGAAGGACACAGCAGGCAACTATGTGTTCTCACCAGCACTCAACGCTGATGCGCAAGACTTGCTCCTCGGATACCCAGTGTTCGAGAACCCAGCAATGGCATCAACAGGAACAGCAGCGAAGTCGGTTATCTTCGGACACCTTCCTTCGTACTATGTTCGCCAAGTCGGTGGCATCCGTTTGGATCGAAGCGATGACTTCGCATTCAACACCGGACTTGTTACCTTCCGCGCAACAATGCGTGTTGACGGCAACTTGCCACAAGCATCACATGTCAAATACTTCATCGGTGGCGCATCCTGATAATCAGGAACTAATCCGAATAAAGACATAGCAGTCCGCAAGGACTGTGACTAAGATTAAGCCTCGGTCGGTCGTGCAGGACTTGCCGAGGCTTTATCTATTCCTGCACTATTCTTAGGAGGATCATGTGGGAAACGGTAATAGTCAAAGGCATACCAGTCGAGATGCCAGGAGCGTTAGCGGAGCGGTTAGTCCGAGCGGGCGTAGCGCACTACTTGGAAATATCAGACCAACCAATCCCGACCGACTTAGAGTCGTCTGGTATTCAAACGCACCTTGGGCTGCCACCGGATACGGACAGCAAACCGCGCAAGTCATCCAAAGGCTCGCGAAAGAAGACCACCAAATAGCAGTCCACGCGATGTACGGACTTGCGGGTTCGGTATCGACTTGGAATGGTTTCAAAATGTATCCACAAGGACTCGCGACATACAGCGACGATGTTGTGGTTGCGCACACGATGGAATGGGCGAGCCAAGATCTTTCAACACCAACATTGTTGATGACTTTGTTTGATGTGTGGGTGTTGAAGTCGGATTCGTTGAAAGAGTTGAAGAACATCGCGTCATGGGTTCCGATTGATCATCAGCCTGCACCGCCAGATGTGTTGGAGTGGTGTGCGCGTGAGAATGTGAAACCGATCGCGATGTCGAAGTTTGGTTCACGAATGTTGAACATTGCAGGCATCGATCATCTTTATGTTCCTCATGCGATTGAACCTGTGTTCAAACCGACTGAGACTGTTGCGTTGGCTGATGGTGGCAAGATGACTGGCCGAAAGTTTATGGGATGGGAAGAAGATAGATTCGTCATCTCGATGGTCGCAACGAACAAAGGCAGTCAGCCTGCGCGAAAGGCATGGGCTGAGAACTTGCTTGCGTATTCAATCTTTGCGAAAGATCATCCTGATGCGGTTCTGTATCTCTACACCGAACCGATGGGTGCGATGTCTGGTATCAATCTGATTCAACTTCTTGACGCTTGCGGAGTCAGTTCAGACAAGTACAAGATCGTTGACCAGTACGCATATCGCCACGGTATGCCACAGAACTTGATGGCTGCGATGTACACGGCGTCAGATGTTCTGTTGGCTTGCTCGATGGGTGAAGGGTTCGGCATTCCAGTGATTGAAGCGCAAGCGTGTGGATGTCGAGTGATTGTCTCAAACTTCACCGCACAACCTGAGCTGGTCGGCGACGGCTGGACGGTTGAAGGTCAGCCATGGTGGGATGCGGCTCAGAAGTCGTGGTTCTTCACACCGTCAGTGCCTGACATCGTGAACGCTCTCAAATCGGCGTATGACGCGCCTAGAGGGCGTTCTGAGCAGGCGATAACCCATGCGCAAGGGTATGGAGCCGACACAGTATTTGAACAGCATTGGAAGCCAACAATGAAGGAGTTGTCCGCATGGTGCCGGTCGTAATCATCCCAGTCCTCAACCGATACGACCTACTTGAACGGTGCATTGATTCGCTCGACTTTCCAGTCGAAAAGATCATCATCATCGACAACGGAGGCAAGATCGAGCAGGACTGTTTGATGATGCCACGACATAGTCGTCACGGCAAGACTTACATCATGGATATGCCGAGCAACCTTGGTGTGGCTACATCATGGAATCTTGGTATCAAGATGACACCGTTTGCATCTGGTTGGATTCTTCTCAACTCGGACGCCTGGTTCTTGCCAGACCAACTAGAGAAGTTCTGGAACAGATGTGACCGAGATGAGATTCATCTCACTGGTTCACCAGAGTGGGCTTGCGCGTGGATCGGATCCGAAGTTGTGAAAGATGTCGGACTATTCTGCGAAGCATTCCATCCCGCATACTTCGAAGACAACGATTATGAGCGTCGCGCTGTGCGAATGGGCAAAACTATTCGCAAGTCACAAGACATCATCATGCACGACAACTCGTCAACACTTCTGTCCGATGTATCACTGCAAGCCAAGAACGCCGAAACTTTCAGAGCGAATCATGAACTGTTCAAACTTCGCAACGCAAGACTTGATGCAGGTCAATGGGATCTGCA